TAAAAGCTTTTGCAGATGGTAAAATGTATAATGCACCAAAAGACTACACTTATAAACAAAAGGTCTGGCAAGGTAAAATAATAGAAAAAAAATACACAACTTGTAGACTTAAAAAGAGAATTACATCAAAATACACAAATAAAAGGGCTTGTATTTATGAGGGTGGTAATAAGACTTTTACAATGATGATAGAAACTTGGTGTCCAACAAAATACAAATGTGTATATGACCCTAATGGGCAAGAGCCAGACATTGATAAGGTAATGGAAAGTTTGAGGAGCATAAAAGAATGACCGATAAAAAATTAGATACAAAAAAAATGTATGAAAAACCATGGAATATGAAGATAGATGAAAATAGTTTTGAATTATCTTTAAGAATATTAAGTAATGAATTTGTTGCAATAAAGATTGGTTCTACAAATTTTTCTGGTAAACTAATTGCAGGAGGAATTTTATTATTATTTTTTACCCTCATTTTATTAGAGGGTTTTGGATTAAATGAGTTATTAATGAAATGAATGTAGAAACGTTTTTAAAATGGAAAATACTGCCAAGATTAATGATGCTAGTAAGTACAATAATGTCTTGGAGATGTGCAGAATGGTTTATGGCACTAGATGACCCAACAGCATCACAATCAGCTTTTGTATCGGTTGTTATGGGTGTTATGACTGGGATATTTGGTATTTGGATTGGTCAAGAACATAAGGTGGAAAAATGAACTTAGAAGAATTAAAAGAACATATTGCTGAAGAAGAAGGTTTAAAATATGAAATTTACAGATGTTCTGAGGGATACCCAACAGCAGGGATAGGGCATTTAATCACAGAATGGGATAATGATTATTTTGATAAACCTATAGGAACTAAAGTTTCAAAAGAGCAAGTTGATGCTTGGTTTGAGAAAGATTTGAATGTAGCCATAAATGATATGGAACAATTTACAGAAGGTATGAATGTAGACGAAAATGTTAAAGAATGTGTAACTCATATGGTGTTTCAATTAGGGTTACCAAGATTAAATAAATTCAAAAAATTTAAACAAGCTTTATTAGATAATGACATTGAAACTGCACAAGCTGAAATGAAAGATTCACTTTGGTATAGACAAACAACAAATAGAGCAAATAGACTTATTGAGAAATTAGGAAAAAGTGCATGATTGCAAGTTTATTACCAGTTGCATCTAAGTTATTAGGCAAGTTTATTGAGGATAAAGACACTAAAAATAAATTAGCCCATGAAATAGCAACAATGGCTGAAAAACATGCTCAAGCCCTAGCTATGGAGCAAATAAAGATAAATATAGAAGAAGCTAAAGGTAATTGGTTTCAAAGTTCATGGAGACCATTAATCGGTTGGATTTGTGGTTTATCTCTAGCAATAAATTATATGGTTGCACCTATTTGTGCAGGGTTTGGAATTACTATACCCCAAGCCGATATGTCTGTAATGATGCCCTTAATGTTTGGTATGTTAGGCATAGGTGGTATGAGGTCTTACGATAAAATGAAAAAAACGGACACCAAAAAATGATTTGGTTTTATTTATCTATAAGTAAATACTTTTGTAGGATAGGAAATTATTTTTATAATCTTCATGTTAAAGAACTTAGAATCAAACAACACAAAGATAGCCAAAAACCTAACAAACCTTACTGTAAAAAATGTGTTTTGAAATATGCAACAGCAGAAGAAATGAAAAGAAAAGAAAACATTATTCATGCAACCCAAGGTAATAGAATTAGAAAAATTACAGAATTTTGGCTAGAATGTATGAGATGTAAAGCTAAAACAAAAAAAGGTTATTGTTGATGGGCAATTTTTATATGAAGATATTTAGGTTCTTTAATAAGATAGCTGATTACTTCTGGAAAAAAGCATTACAAACCAAAAAAAGGAGATAGATATGCCATATCATAAAGGTTCACATTCAAAAGGAATGAAGAAGAAAAAGAAAATGAAAAAGGGTAAAAAGAAAAAATAAATGGTTTTAGTTAAATCTATAAAAAAATTTACTGAAGGTTTAACAGCCAGACAACGTAAAACTATGAATGCTCATGCTAGGCATCATTCTTTAAAACATATGAAGGAAATGGCTAGTGCTATGAAAAAAGGTTCTACATTTGCTCAAGCACATTCTAAAGCTATGAGGAAAGTGGGAAAATGAATGGTTTTACTACAACTGCGACTATATCTGAACTTATAGATAAAAGACCTATGAAGAAAAGAAAAGGTCGCAGACGATACAAGATGCCCTTTAAGGGCGATTTAAGGGCTGTACAGAAGATTTTAAAGCTAAAGGGTGGTAAACTTAGGTAAGTACCTAACATCTTATAGGAATGTACTTTTCAACTATTCCTCCCAGTTGTTCAATACATTCATTAATCTCCCCTTGAACTATAAAATGTGGTGTACCCAAAGCTTTAGATTGTACAGCCCACAACTTTTGATTATCTGATAACCTGCCTTTTTTGGTTTTAAGTTCCACATATAAAATTCTACCCTCTGGATATTCAATAATTATATCTGGACAACCAGACTTTAAACCCATTCTTTTCATTCTATTGTGTAGCCAAATAGACCTTTTACCCTCATTTGGAACATGAAAATGTCTAAAATTATATTTCTTAGAAAGTAATATTAGATAGTCATTACAAGCTATTTGAATGTCTGCTTCTTTAATCATGAGGGGCTGTATATTCTGTTTCACTTCCTATAAATACTGCGATTTATTTAAGTACCTCGAAGAACAACAGCCCCTACCGATTATACAAAGAATTGGAGTTCTTTTGTACGTTCCTAAGTTGAGGACTGGAGGAACTTGATTAATATATCACAGAAAAGCCTTATTTTACAATAGTTTGAAAAAAAATAAAAAAAAGTGTATTTAGGGTTTGACTTATATAAAAACCTAGAATATAATCTAGGTTATAAAGTTAATAATAATAATAATAGTGAGGACAAAATGACAAAAATTAGAAGCAAATATTTCCAAATGCTTTCTGGAAACAATCCTATCAAAGTAAGAGTAAACTATGAGGAAGATACCAAGAAAATCGTAGGGTTTGACTGGACTTCAGCAAAGACTAAGGGTGGATATTATTTTGTTACTACAGAGTACAATAGATATTCAAAGAAAACTGGTCTTGATAGATTTGCTAAATATCTTGACCACATGAAATCAGCTAACATAACTTTATAATAATAATAGATTGGAGTTCAAAATGACAATATTTAGCGATTACAAATTTGCAAACAACTTTATGTTTTCAGATGTTGAGCCATATGAAATTACTATGTTTGTTTCAACACAGACCTTAGAGATAAGAAAAATGGATTGTGAGGAAATCAAATGGAAAAAAGATTTTCATAGTGGTGGTTTTTTTGGTCATGTGAGCAATCAAAGAAATCAGAAATGGCACATAACATCTAATGAAAATAACCCAACAATTAGAATTAGAAAAAACAAATCTGGCACAAAATTTTGTGGAGAAACAAGAAAGTGGGTAGATAATTTTATTTGGAAAGATAAGTACGGAAACAAATACATATTATCAACACAGCCAATCAAATTTTATGATTACAATTTCTAGGGGGCAAACTAATGAAAAGCATTTACTCAATTAACAGTGGTGAGGGCAACAAAATGTTTTGCCTTTACCATACTTTTGACCAATATACTTCTTATGGAATGTATGAAAAAACTGTTCATATAACAAATTTATCTACAGATTATGATAAGGCAGTTGTGGTTGCTAAGTGTCTTTATGAAACTCACAAAGATACAAATTCAAAATTACATATTCCTCAGAAATGGGAATTAGAAGAAATAACTAGAGATGGAACTGCTGATAAAAAAGTAGAACCAGTAATAGTAGAAAAAACAGAACCTAAAATACAATTCCCATTAAGTCAGAAAGTAGGGAATGTAGATGAAACAAAAACATTTACTTTAGGTGTTACTGAAAGTTTTACTTTCAAAGGTAATTTTGGAACAACACTTTTGACTAAATTTGTTGATGCTTACCACAATGAATTTATCTCTTTTAGCCAAGCAAAGTTTATGTGGAAACTAAAACAAGGTGATACTGTTTATTGCACAGCTAAAGTAAAAAAACATCAGCATGATTATGATGAAAATAACAACCTTATCTGGCAAACTCACCTTGGTAACATAAAGGGAGTTGCTCAATGATAGATAAACCTACAAGAATTGGAAATTCGGAACTCTACAATGTTAGGGTTCTGAATATGTCTGTAGCTAGATATTATGGAGTTGAAAAAGATTATATCAAGTTACTTACTAAGGCTAGGGAAGTTCAAAAAGAACAACTAGAAAAGTTTGGTAATAAAGCTGAATTAAAACTTTATTATGGCATCAGACAAAATCTAAACAAATTAGTTTTACAAAAATTACAAGAGGACAAATAAAATGACAAAAACAATCAATAAACCATTAGTGTTAGAAGTAAGACAAAAAAATAAAATGGAAATAGAATACTTTTTGGGTGGTGTCTGGAAAACATGGCTAATAGGTGAATTTCAAGCTGATAGGCTAACATATGAAATAAGACAATCTATGATAGTGGAAAACACAGCAGAAGCATGGTTTACCAGATATGATGCTGATTATAATATTGAAGAATTTATGATGTTATATGAAGAATATATGTCAAAAAGCCAGATAGAATTTTGTAATCATTTATTACAAGTTTTTGTTGAAATTGATAATCACGACAAAATACCAAGTAGTGATGCTTTAGGTGAACTTTTTAGGGGGGCAAAGTAATGATTAAGTTTATTAAGAACTATGGTCTTTACACCATTTATGGCATTTTTTGGACAATGTTTTTTGGATTTGCTTACTTTTTATTACTAGCATTTACATAAAAAATCTTTATAATTTAAGTTGAATTGGAGTTCAAAAATGAAGAATACTAAACTAATTTTCACTTTACTGACAGCTACATTTATTGGGGGTTGTTCTACAATGCCCATAGTTGATAGTAGAGGAAAATCATCTGCAAATATCAAAGGCGATATGAACAGATTTCATGATGATTATTATACCTGCAAAAGCCTAGTAAAAGACCAGACTAATTATGGTTGGGATATTGGGAAGAACATTTATAATACTCTCAGATTCAAAGTGTTATGGCTATCACCAAAACTAGATACCAGAAAAGATTACATTAATAGGTGTTTAGAAGGTCGTGGTTATAACGTAATTAACAAATAATAATAGAGGATAATATGAATATAATAGATAAAATTTATGATAATACTAAAGATGGAGTTCCTAACTATTCTTTTGATTTAATTGATGGAACTAGGCTGTACTATAGGGGGGTAAATATGAACCCTATGCCAGTTAGTGGTGATGCTATAAATTACACGATTATCAACACTAAAACTTCAGCTAATGGCAATCAATACACCAATATTAAAGATGTAGAGGTTGTTAAAAATCCAGATGGTCAAAATGATGCACCACAGCCAATAGGTAATGTGATTCAGAATGTTGCACCAACTGCACCACAACCACAACAACAGCCAAATGGTATGAGCAAAGCCGATAACCAGTTGCTTCATATTTTTGTTACTGGAGTGGTGGGTAGAAGTCTTTCATCTGGTACATTTTCAGCAGAAGATATTCCAAAATTAACTTCTATTGCTGTAAGAGCATTTAATGAAAACCTTAAAAAATTATAAGAAACTATTTGCTGACTTCTGGGGGTATCATGAAAATGATATTCCCATTTGTTGGGGCTGTTATAAAGCCCAAGCTGTTGATATTCACCATTTGATACCTAAAGGCATGGGTGGTGTTAAAGACAATAGACTAAATAGAATTGATAATTTGTTTCCATTATGCAGGGAGTGCCATAACAAAGTTCATGCAGATAAATCACTGAATGAAAGATATAAAAAAATATTGATGGCAAGATTTAAAAGCAATAGGCAGGAAAAAATAGATTTTTGGATTAAATGTAAAACACCAGTGAGCTTAGTTAAAAAACAAATTGATAGATTAGATAAAAAATACAAGGAATATGGAATAGATGTCTGATATTTACACAATAGATTTTGAGCCAAGTAAACTATCACATAGGCAAGAAGAATTAGGTTTAGAGTTTGCTGATTTAGATACAGCAGTAGAACTAATGAAAAAAGAAGAAAAAATGATAGTTGCAGAATTAACACTGTATTTTTCTAAAAATGGTGGTTATAAGAATATGACTGAATTAAATGGATATATTTATTCAGACAACAAGTTTAAGGACTATTTCGATAGATACGAAAGAACCCTTAAAGAAAGGAATAGAGCCAAGATTAGGTTTGAATCCTTTAAAGCTTTCAGAGATGACCTAAGAACTAAGGTGGTCAATGAAAGAGAACTAGCCAAAAACTTATAGAAAGGAGTTTACAATGGCAATATCACAAAGAGAACAAGTTTTAACCCACTTGAAAAAGGGTTTACCAATAACCTCATGGGAAGCAATTCACGAATTTAGGGCTACTAGATTAAGTGCTATAATTTTTGATTTGAGACAAGCAGGTTATAATATCATCACAGAAAATATTACTAACGAAGAAACTGGCAAAAAGTTTGCTCGATATACACTTATTAAGGAGAATAACTAATGTCAGATAGATTAGTAGAAGATGATGAAGTTTCTGTAGACGAAACAAAACAACAAGCTATAGCAAAGCATTATAGTGATATGAAAGTTATGAGCAATCTTATAGATGCTATTGATGCCTATATAATAAGATTTGGCAGGACTAGTAATGTTCATGATGATTGTTTTGATTTGAAATTACAGCTAATTAAAAATCGTAATCACCTACAAGATTGGGTGGACAAAATATGATTGAGCATTTCAAAAAGTTTGATGATGGCAGTAAGAGTCTATTGCCATTGTCATTTAGTCATCTTAATGAGTTTGCTTTTTATCGTGAAAGATGGGCATTAAGGCGAATATTTGGCTATAAGTTTCCTAGTAGTGCTTCAGCAGAAAGAGGTAAAGCTGTTGAGCAAGGGTTAAATCTTATTTTGAGTTTTGGTATGTCATTTGAAAAAGCTACTAAACGAATGTATGAAGTTTATGATGATAATTGTTCTTACATCACAGACCCTAAAATTGAAGATGAGAGAAAAAACTTATTGCCATTATTTGAACTGGGATTGAAACAGTTTCAAAAATATGCTTTCAGTTGGAAACTTTTAGAATATCAAAAAGAAGTTGAAGTTGAAATAGAAGGTATTCCATTCATAGGTTATACTGATTTTCATTTTGAGGACAAAAACACCAAAGAAGATTTTTTTATTGATTTAAAAACTTCTAAAATGTTACCTCAAAAGATTAGTATTTCTCATGCTATGCAACAATCTATCTACCAGAAGGCAACAAACTCAATTCAATGGTTATGGTATCTTAAAAACCCTACAAAAACCAAAGATGCTGAATTTATTGCTATGTCATTAGATGATTATTCACAACCTTTTAAAATATGTCAGCATATTGTAAGGGTTATGGGCAATTATCTTGCAACAGTAGATGATGAAGATGATGTTAGAGATACTTTAGTTCCTAATCCAGATAATTGGATATGGAAAGAAGCTACAGTTCTTGAAGCTAGAAAACAAGTCTGGGGGTATTAACCAAAAAACCCCTTTAGGTTTTTACTTAGAGGGGTTATATTAATCAAAGAAATGGAGTTCGATATGATTATACATGAAAATTCAAAACCAAAAGATAAGCTAAAAGCTTGGTATTTATTCACTGAAGATTTTGTTGCAGGTACACAACATTTAACAAATCAAGAAGTAGGAATTTATATTAGATTATTATGTTTTAACTGGAATAAAAGATGTCTTGGAATACCAAATGATTCAATGACACAATATAGAATAGCTAATTGTTTTACAGATAGTGAAAAGATTAGTTGTGATAATATAATCAAAGAGTTTTTTGTTTTAGTTAATGACCATTTCCAGAATGAAAGACAACTTCAAGAGTATCTTTATATTTCCAGAAGAATGGAAGCATCTAAAGAAAATGGAAGGTTAGGTGGTAGACCAAAAAAACCTAGAACAGAACCTAAGAGTAACCTAGATGATAACCTAGACACCCCCCTAGATAAAACCCCCCTACCCCTAACCCCTACCCCTACCACTTACCCTAAAAAAATAAATAAGATTTCTTATTCCCCTCATTTTTTAAAATTTTGGGATAAAGTATCTAATAAAGTTAGTAAGGGTATTGCTGAAAAAAATTATGTTAAACTAGAAGAAGAATGGATAGAAAAGCCAGAAGAACTAGCTAAAATGTATAATAACTATTATAATTCTATTGAGGATAAACAATTTGCTAAACAACCTGCTTTCTGGTTATCAGCTAAAAAGTATTTAGATGAACAGCCTATCAAGGTTAACAAACCAAGTAACGAAAAGTTAGAGCAGTTTGATATGAGGTTAAAAATATTCAAGGAAGCAGTGCAAAAGAAACAAGGCAGTGCATTTGTACACAAATTTGCTAAACAGCACTCATATGACGTTCAAAGGGCTATTAATGAGGGGCATTTTACCAAAGATGATGCAATTAAATATTTAGATATGGGGAGTTGGGTATGATGAATCCACTAGAAAAGAAAAGAGAAACTTACCTAACTTTTTATAGAGATGGTATCTTTGATGGGTTACTAAATCAAAAGATAGACCCACAAAATAAATCCTCAGATTATTATAAAAGAGGTTTTAATGAAGGTCTAAGACTGCTAGAATTAGTAAAAGATATTTATAATTTGGGGGCTAAAAATGAAAATAAAATCCAAAGTTGAAGATAGCTATTACGAGATAAAAAAGATTTGTAAGGCATTAAAAGAAAAAAACCAAAAGCTTAGAATAAAAGATGAAGAAAGATTTGAAGATGTACCCAAGCATATTTCAGATAGAGATAGAGAAGGTAAAGTCTTTCATAACTCTTATATGGATTTTTATTTATCGGTAAAATACGAATTTGACCAAGCATTGCTTATACAACCATCTGGTGTAACAGCTACTAATAAAAACTATGATTATGCCAATGCTAAATTTATTCAACAACTAGATAAGGTTTAATTTATAGGGGTACAATCATACCAAAGACATGGTTTACCCCCACTGTATGGCTCTTAAATCAAGCCGAAAATGTGTAAAAAGTAAAAATATTGTAGATTTTTAGAAAAATATTAGATAAATCTTAATTACCTCACTAAAGGGAAATTAGGAAATGGCGAGACCAAAAAAGTATAATATTAACGAAAAAGAAGTTTTTAAATTAGCATCTTATGGTTGTACTAACGTAGAAATAGCTGATTTTTATGGTTGTGATGAAAGCCTTATTAGAAAGAGTTATTCCGAAAATCTGACAAAAGGAAGGGCAAACGTAAAAATAAGGTTAANNGAGAAAAAGTTATTCCGAATTTTTAACAAAAGGCAGGGCTAACGTAAAAATAAGATTAAGAAAGTTGCAATGGCAATCAGCCGAAAATGGTAATGTTACAATGCAGATATTCTTAGGTAAGAACATTTTAGGACAACAAGATAGAATAGAACAAGCTGAATTAGATGAACCTTTAATATGGTCTGCTGATTAGATGCCTTTAACGAACCCTCAAAGAAACGTAATACACAATGATGCAAGGTTTAGGGTTTTAATTACTGGTCGTAGATTTGGTAAAACATTCCTAGCTATAAATGAATTAGCTAAATTTGCCAGTAAACCTAATCAAAAGGTCTGGTATGTTGCACCAAGTTATAGACAAGCCAAAGCAATATGTTGGAATGTACTCAAAGAAAAGATGATATACCACAAATGGGCTAAGAGCATAAACCATAGTGATTTAACAATAACACTCAAGAATAATAGCCAGATAACACTTAGAGGAAGCGATAATGAGCAATCCCTTAGAGGTGTTGGTTTGAATTTCCTATGTATAGATGAATTTGCAGATGTAAACAAAGATGCTTGGTATGAGGTTTTGAGACCTACATTATCAGACACAAAAGGTCATGCCTTGTTTTGTGGTAGCCCTAGAGGATTTGGTAACTGGTCATATGATTTATATAAAATGGGTGAAACAAATAAAGACTGGAAAAGCTTCCAATTTACAACTTTAGAAGGTGAACAAGTATCAGAAGATGAAATAGAACAAGCTAAACAAGATTTAGATTTAAGAACATTTCAGCAGGAATATGAAGCTACATTTGTTAATTATTCTGGAATGATTTATTACAACTTTAGCAGGGATAAAAATATTATTGAGAAATATAATAAAAATCACCAGTTCCTGCATATAGGTTTAGACTTCAACGTAGACCCTATGACTGCTGTAGTTTGTGCTATAGAAAAAGACATAGTAATTGTTATAGATGAAATACAAATTTATTCCTCAAATACTCAAGAAATGTGTGAAGAAATAAAGAATAGATACAAGAATAAAAATATACTTGTTTACCCAGACCCTAGTGCTAGACAAAGAAAAACTAGTGCAGGTGGATTTACTGACATAAGTATATTGAAAAATGCAGGATTTGATGTAAGATGTAGGAATACAGCACCTATGGTTAGGGATAGGATTAACTCTGTTAATTCACGACTAAAAAATGTTAATGGTAAAAACAATCTGTTTATTGTAAAATCATGTAAGAATGTGATTAAGTCAATAGAGAGACAGATTTATAAAGAGGGAACACACATACCCGACAAGGACAGTGGATATGACCATATGAATGATGCTCTAGGTTATTTAATAGAATATAACTTTCCACTTAGAAGGGATTTTGTGGCAACCCCTCAAAAAAGGTGGAGTTAATGGATAAAGAATTTCTACACAGCAAACATGACTTATGGCATTCAAATATAGCTAACTGGGAGTTTTACATTCGCAGTTATTTAGGTGGTAACGATTATAAAAATGGTTATTACCTGCACAGATATATTTTAGAAACCCCAGAAGAATATGATGCTAGGGTAAGGCATACCCCAGTAGATAATCACTGTAAAAACGTAGTTCAAATATATACAAGCTTTTTATGGCGAGTACCACCAACAAGAGATTATGGAGATTTAGATGGAGACTTGCAATTAGCTTCATTTATAGAAGATGCTGACTTAGATGGTAGGAACTTCAATACTGTTATGAGGGAAGTTCAAATGAATGCCAGTATTTATGGTAATTGCTGGGTAATTGTCGATAAGCCACAATCAAATGCTAGAACAAGAGCAGAAGAATTAGCACAAGACATTAGACCTTATGTTTCAATATATACCCCAGAAAACATTGTTAACTGGAATTATAAAAGGTCTGCAAGTGGTAGGTTTTATTTAGATTTATTAGTTGTTATTGAAGATATAAATGCAGATAGAGCAATTATAAAGGTATTCACAGAAGAAGCTATAATGACCTATGAATTTGAGGATTATAGCGAGGAATACACAGATAAAAAACCAAAGTTGATTGAAGAAATACCTAACCCTATAGGAACAATACCTGCTGTAAATGTTTATAACCTTAGAGGGGCAAAAAGACCTATAGGAATAAGCGATTTAGCAGATGTTGCTTACCTACAACAGTCAATTTACAATGATTATTCAGAAAAAGAACAATTAATCAGATTAGCAAATCACCCAAGCTTAGTTAAAACACCTAATGTTGAAGCAAGTGCAGGTGCAGGTGCAATTATAGAAGTTCCAGAAGATTTAGATGCAAGTTTAAAACCTTACATTATCCAACCAAGTGGTCAAAACTTAGATGGTATTATGAAATGTATACAAAACAAAGTTGATGCTATTGATAGGATTACCCACATGGGTTCTGTAAGGGCTACTGGCAACCAGATAGCTAGTGGAATAGCATTACAGACTGAATTTCAATTATTAAATGCCAGATTATCAGAAAAAGCAGATTATTTAGAGAATGCAGAAGAACAAATATGGGGATTATTTGCAAAATGGCAAGATAAAGAATGGAATGGTAAAGTTAATTATCCAGATACATTTGATATTAGAGACTGGGCTAATGACCTACAATTTCTACAAATGGCTAAAGCTAGTGGCATAAAATCAGAAACATTTAACAAGGAACTTGATAAGCAAATAGCTGAAGCAGTTATTGATGATAGTGAAATGATGAAAACTATCAATGATGAAATAGATGCAACCAGAACTGTTATGGGGCAATTTACAACCACAGAAGTAGAAGGGCAAACAGTTGGCGAAGAAGAAACGTAAAGTTCCCAAAGATAAAAAGACTGGTATTCCAAAGAAATATCTTTCTGGGTTAAAAGGTGCAAAAAGAAATGCTAGGGCTAGTTTATTGAAACAAATTAGTTCTTTATATAAATCTGGTGCAAGAATACCTTTAGCACTATTAAGGCGAAGGAATAAAGCATAATGGCAGTTAGAAGAAAACCTTTATCAGCAAGAACTTTAGCAACATTAAGGGCAAAAGCTAAAAAATCTAAATTGTTTAATCTTGCAGATTTAAAGGCATCTTATCGTAGAGGACAAGGTGCATTTCTTTCAGCAGGGAGCAGACCAAGAATACCAATGTCAGCATGGGCTATGGCAAGAGTTAATAAGCTAATCAGTCGTGGAAGGTCTGGTACATTTGATAAAGATATAATTTCAAGAGCAAGTAAAAGAAAGAGAAAATAAATGAGTTTTGCTAGTATAAATAATGCACCATTTGGTTTAGCACTGCAAAAGGGTGAGATTAATAAATTTAGTGCGATTAATAAGTTTGGATATAATGGGGCAGTAGGTACATCATTTGAGTTAGTAAGTGTAGCATCTGCAAATATTACTTATCCTACATCAGCAGGAGCAGTTACAGTTGTTTCAGCTAGTACAGCAGATGATTCAGCAGGAACTGGAGCAAGAACTGTATTGATTGAGGGATTAGACGAAAACTATGATTTACAATCTGAAACTGTAACTATGGACGGAACTACAAACGTAGTAACTACAAATACTTACATAAGATTATTCAGAATGTCAGTTCAAACAGCAGGAACTGGTGGTAAAAATGCAGGAAACATTACAGCTACTATTGGTGGTAATGAGCAGGTTAGAATATCTACAGATTTTGAAAACCAAAGTTTAGTTGCTGTTTATACAATCCCAAATAACTATAAGGGTTACATAACAAGAATGCAATTCTCAGCAGGTAAAGAAAATAAAACTGGTATGGGTGCATTATTTGTAAGACCTACAAGTGGTGTTTTTCAAGTTAAAAACCTAGTTGAGTGTTACAGAAACAGTATGGTTGTTGATTTGCCTAACCCTATAGTCGTTGAAAGTAAAACTGATATTGAACTAAGAGCAAAGAATTTAGATTCTGGTACTCTTTCAATGTCTGGAACATTTGATTTGGTGCTACAAAATCTTGGAGAATAAACGTAAAATGTGTCCTTGTGGCAAATCAAGTGTAAAAACAACTGAACTAAAAGATGTTTACCAGTGCATTGTTTGTAATTTGATTATTAACGAAAGATTAGATGATAGGCAATCCTGGGAAAACACTAGTAAAAACAAGGACTTAGATGGCTAAATACAGAGGAAAAGAAGTAAAACTAAATAAACCTTTTAGGTTATCTACAGCAGAATCTAAGAGAAAAAAGTTTGGTGTTTATGTCAAGAATAAGGCAACTGGTAATGTTAAGAAAGTTACGTTTGGTGCTAGGGGTATGTCTATAAAGAAAAACATACCTGCAAGGCAAAAATCATTTTTAGCCAGAATGGGTGGTGTTTTAAAAGAAGTAAAAGGGCAAAAGACACTAAGCCCTGCATATTGGTCTATAAGGGCATGGAAAAAAGACTTTCCATTGTAAAACATGTCCAGAATTTTAGAAAAATTAGCTGACCAACATGAAGAAAGAATTATCAATGTCTTATACAAGCTAGAAGAAGATGTTGTTAAAGAAGTTACAAGAGCCACAAAGGGGCAATTAGTATCTCAAAGACTAGCAAT